TGCTATTGTATACTATTACTCTCATTGTGTAAAACTTATTAAGACTCGTTTTAAACTTACGGCTAAGGATTTTGAGTTATTTAAGTTTGCAGACACTTCTAATGGAATAATACATCATGCAGCAACTGTACGGGAGCGTGTTGTACCTTTTACTGAAAATATTGATATACGAATTGTTAAGAAAGGTCCAAAGAATAAATCGTGTACATTATGGATGAAACGAATGTATCATATAGTTTTGCAAGCATGGAATGATACGTATGAAGGTGTTCCTTTAGAGAAGCATATATTTTTAGGATTTATAGGCCTATCCGTCAAAGATCAAAATTTATTTTCTACTGATGATGACAATTTCTCACCTGCTTTTGTTAAGAACATGTATCAGAAAGCTCGTGTATTTTTCCAAAGTCAAGACTTTATTATACATAAGCTATTTAAGATGAGGCATTGTGAGCGTACCTATTATCCAGAACAGTGGTTTCCGTGTATTCGTATAGATATAGGCACAAAATGGGTTAGAGGAGGAGCTGTTATGAAATATGAAGTGCTTCGAGGGGACATGATGGACCAGTATGAGAAAGTAGATGTTCCTGGATATCAATGTGCTTGGAAATTAGCTAAAGAAGGAACCCAAAAAGTAGGTGCTGGTGACATTAAGAAGTTAGATCAGAGTTTAAAGGCTATAATGTTAGGTATGTATATGATGTGTGCTCGTTTTTGGGTATTTAAAGAAGATTCTCATATGTACCGGATGTTCCAGTATTTACTAGAGGCATGCGCTGAATTGTTAGCAGGAAAACATGTTAGATGGTTTGAGCAGTTTATTTTACTCATTGGGGTTATGCCCAGTGGTTCGCTTGATACTTCACATGGAGACTCTTGGATTATGGGTATATTTTACTTCCTTACTTTTTGGTTCTATAAAATTGCCCATAGTTCTGAAGTTGTTGGTGCTGCTATTATGCACCATATGTCTTGTGGAGAAATTGTGGCTATTATTTTTGGAGATGATTTTTTATATTCATTTCCCTTGGAGCTTCAGCAGGTAATAGGTATGGCAGAATTTCAGAAGTTTATACTTGAGTACTATCATACAGAGATGAAGGAGTGTGATGAATATTCATCATTGATAACATATCCCGTTGTTAAAAATGGTACAGTTTTCTTTCCAAAGGATATTTATGATAAGGATAAGCTTATTAGTCAGGGTTATAGTTATAAAGGTCCTGTATATTTGAAAAGATATATTATTCCTTCAGTGACATTTGACATGATGGGTGTTCCAGTTGCCGAGTTCCTTGCATGGCGTCCTCTTAGCCAGTATTATACGCGCGCAGCCATAAATGATTCTCGTGAGGGTACTCCAGCATTGTGGGTATCTCGTATTGTTGGGTTAATGTATGATAATGCGGGTGTAGATTTTTATGCACATCAGTTTTTGGCATTTATGTATATGGCGATGAAGAAAGCTATTTTAGCGTCCGGGAAAGATTTAGGTGAGGCCTTGTTACGTTCGAAAGAGTTAGAAAAAGCGCAACAGAAATATGTTCGTCGAGTAGGTTTGACAGGTTGGTTGGAGATAGATAAGCTCCCAGGAAGGATGGATTTGTTACAGTTACAAGTTATGGATCGCTCATATCATGATAATCCGCATTATGGATGGTCATGGCAAGAATTTATGAATGAACAGGAGCGAATTTGAAATGTAAAAACCCAGGAGGGATTTACGCGGTATATATATA